GGAATGAAAGAACTAGAGGTAGATGTGTTTAAACTAGAAGTACAAGACACACAAAACGCTAGGCAAACTTTTTCTAAAGATTGGACAGCCAGAATTATAGGTATAGCTGTAGTTGGTGGTTTTATGGGATACATATTCTTAGTAACTATTCAGCCTCCAGAACAAAACTCAGAAGCTTTAATTAATTTAGTATTAGGATATTTAGGCGGTTTAGCGTCAGCTATAATTAGTTTTTACTTTGGGGCATCTAACACACCCAAGGATGATTAATATGAACATATCTGAAGAGGGTATATCTTTAATTAAAAACTACGAAGGATGTAAGCTAGAGGCTTATCAGGACTCCGTAGGAGTTTGGACAATTGGCTACGGACATACAAAAGATGTAAAAGATGGCGATAAAATTAACCAGGACGAAGCCGAACATTTATTGCAAGAAGAAATGCCGGAGTATGAAGGTTATATTAACGATATGGTTAAGGTGCCGTTAGATCAATGTCAGTTTGATGCATTAGTTTGTTGGGTATACAACTTAGGACCAACTAATCTAAAAGAATCTACTTTGTTACGTATTCTTAACGAGGGTGATTATGGCGGCGTACCAGAACAAATAAAACGTTGGAATAAAGCTGGTGGTGTTATCTTAGGTGGATTGGTCAAACGTAGAGAAGCTGAAGCTAATTTGTTTGAAGGTAAGGAATGGAGCAAGGTTTAAATGGCACTACAAAAAACAATATTCAGACCAGGTATTTATAGAGAAGGTACCGACTATGATAATGAAGGCGGTTGGTTTGATTGTAATTTAGTAAGGTTTAGAAAAGGCAGGCCAGAAAAGTTTGGGGGTTGGAGTAAGCTTACAAGCAATACTTATTTAGGTACGGCCAGAGCCTTACATCCTTGGGTTTCTTTGGCTGGTACTAAGTTTTTAGGTATTGGAACTCACTTAAAATACTATATTGAAGCTGGTGGCGCTTTTAATGATGTAACTCCCATAAGAAGCACTACCTCTGCTGGTGATGTAACATTTTCCGCAAGTAATGGAGATGCAACAATTACTGTTTCAGATACGGCACATGGGGCAGTTAAAAATGACTTTGTTACATTTAGTGGGGTTGACAGTAATGGATTAGGGTCTGGTGGAAATATAACACAGGCAGTACTTCAACAAGAATATCAAATAGCGACTATAGTAAATGATAATAGCTACACGATAGAGGCCAAAGACACTTCAGGGGCAACGGTTACTGCAAATGCTAATGATAGCGGCAACGGAGGATCTTCTGTTGTTGGCACTTATCAAATAAATGTTGGACTAGATGTTTACGTTGCTGGTACAGGTTGGGGCATAAATGGTTGGGGTGCAGGAACGTTTGGAAGCACAAGCGCTTTAAGTTTAACGAACCAATTAAGATTATGGACACATGACAATTTTGGAGAAAATTTAATTATAAATCCAAGAGCAGGTGGTATTTATAGATGGGTAGAAAATGATGGTCTAGGGACTAGAGCAGTTGAGCTATCTGGTATTACAGGTGCCAACCAAGTTCCAACCGTAGGTTTGCAAGTTATTACTTCAGAAAAGGACAGGCACTTAATAGTCTTGGGTTCAGATCCCGTATCAGGTACTTCAAGAACAGGTACGGTTGATCCCATGCTTATAACATTTAGCGATCAAGAAAATGAATTAGAATTTGAACCTACTAATACAAATACAGCAGGCTCTCTTAGGCTATCTTCAGGATCTTCAATAATAGGAGCTGTTAAATCAAGACAGGAAATAATGATCTGGACTGATACTGCTCTTTACAGTATGCAGTTTATTGGCCCTCCATTTACCTTTGCAGTTAATTTAATTAATGAAGGTATAGGTCTAGTTGGACCAAAAGCGGCCGTTACAGCTCCTCAAGGTATTTATTGGATGAGCTACAATAATTTTTATGTTTACAACGGTAGTGTTCAAACTATTCCTTGTACCGTTCATAATTATGTTTTTGGTGATATTAATTTAGGACAATCTTTTAAATTTAATGCATTTACCATTTCAGATAAAAATGAAGTTGGATGGTTTTATTGTTCAGCTGATTCTACAGAAATAGATAGATACGTTATTTATAACTATATGGAAAACTTATGGATTTACGGATCTTTAACAAGAACAGCTTGGTTGGATTCCGGTATAGAAAATTATCCTAGAGCCACAAACAGCGGTTATTTATATCAACAAGAAACTGGATTTAATGATGATGGATCTCCTATGACAAATGTGTTTATTGAAAGTTCTGATTTTGACATAGGTGATGGTGAGCAATTTACTTTTATAAGAAGAATTATTCCAGATTTTAAATTCTTACAAAATAACAACGCAGGTAATATAAATATAGTGGTTAAAACAAGAAACTTTCCTGGAGAATCTTTAACTACAAATTCTACAAACGCAATAACTGAAACAACTACACAAGCTTATGTAAGGGGCAGAGCAAGACAAATGGTTTTGAGGTTTGAATCTGATGATGATGCAACAGATAATGGTAACTTGGATATTGGATGGAGATTAGGAGCTACTAGAATAGATACAAGGCCTGATGGCAAAAGATGAGCAAAATATTACAAACTCAGCTACCTATTGCTATAGGAGATGTTAGCCCAGAAACCTTTAACAGGTTAGTAAGAATATTAGAAATTAATTTAGGTGCTGTAGATGTAGATCAAACCAGACAAGTTAATGACTCAGACAAAACAACTCTTAATTTTTTAGCCGGATCTATTATATGGAACACTACTTTGGGTGTTTTACAGGTCTATACTGGCAATAAATGGGTAGATATAGGCGAAAGAACAAATGACCTTGGTTTTGAAATGACTGCCTCTGTTGGCAAAGTTGATGTAAAAACAAATGGTGATATAACAATTAATGTCTGAAACAGCACAATTACAGGAATATCAAACTAAAAACATACTTTTAGAACATCCTGCTGATTGGTATATAGATAAAGGTACATTTGATGCGGTTAAAAACTCTTTACCAAACATAATAGATTTTTACGAAAACAAAGGTAATTACGATCCGTCTCAGAATGAATTACACAAAGTTATAAAAGAACCGTTAAAAGACGTATATACGGTTCCATTCTTTTCTGAAAAGTTTTGCTCCATACTTTTAGATGAAATGCGTAATCTAGAGGATTATTATGGGTTTGTTCCTAATCCAGAGGAGGATGTATTGAGACAAATACCTGAAATAACCTTTCAAGATAATTGTCCAAAAATATATAACTCTTTGTTCCAAACAATATATACTATAGGTAATCCGATATTTTTAAGTATTTGGAATAGGCACGTAAATGGTGGCGGAATTCAAATAGCTAATTATAATTTAAAGGATAAAAAACAGGGTGCTTGGCATCATGATGCAAGTGCCGACATTAGTATGGTTGTCCCCCTAAATACGGGTGATTATGAAGGGGGAGGAACTGAGTTTTTAAATCGTGGAGTTGTAGAACCATTACCTACAGGCCACGCTCTAATATTTCCGAGCTTTACTCATATGCATAGGGGCCTATCAGTAAAATCAGGAAATAGGTACTTACTTGTATTTTGGTTAAAATGTATGGAAGAATAGGGTAGAATTTAGAAATGGCTATAGTAGATAACTCAGGAACAGGTTTAGCGGCCCTGGGGCGTAACGAAGACCGCTTTATGGCTCATGTTGCACCAGGCGAAATGGTGGTCCCACCAGTCATATCTGACAAGACAAGATCAATAATTAGAAAGGAAATGGCCGCTGTAGGTCTAAATCCTAACGAATATGTTGTTGGTCAAGGCATGTCCATAAACCCTATTACAGGACAAGCAGAGTTTGGTTTTTTAAAAAAGATAGCTAAAAGCGTTAAAAAAGTAGTTAAAAAAGTTGCACCTATTGCAGCTGTAATACCTGGTCCTTGGCAACCGTTTGCTGCCGTATATCAAAAGGGTAATGCAGCTCTCAAACTAGCCAAAGGTGAAGGTGGTCTTAGTGACATTATGACGTTAGCTGCTGGTGGTAGACAAAGTTTATTTGGGAAAGAAGGAGCTATTGAAGCTATTAAGAGTGGAACCGGTATTTTAGATCCAGCTAAGTTAGGTGATGCTTTTAAAAATATTGGTCAAGTAGCCAAACTTGATGCAGCAGGTAATATAGTTAAAGATGCTGCGGGAAATATAGTTACTGAATTTTCACCTTTAGCTTACGGAAGTAATGTTTTACAAGGTATAGCTAGCGACCAACAGCAAGGATATGGTGGATTACTAGGTGGTACTGGTCAAAAATTTAATGTTGTTACAGGTCAGCTTGAGGGTGCTGTAGGTGGAGCAGGATACAATCCTTTTATGCGACAAGCTACACCAACTACTGTTACAGCACAATCAGGTGATAATCTAACTAAAATAGCTGAAGCTAACAATACTACAGTACAGGCCATTATGGATGCTAATCCAAATATAGAAAGTGCGGATAAGATATTTGCAGGACAAACAATAAAAATACCAGGGACTTCATCTCCATCCTTGTTAAGTAGGCTTACAGGATTAGGAGAAGCTAAAACACCAGACATTATAAAAAGTGCTGGTGATGCAATAGGATTAGGTGGTGCTAGTGGATTAAGTGATTTTTATGGAGGATCTGGGGATGGTACCGGAACTGGAGGCTTTGGCGGTATAGATCCCAAGATGGCTGGTCTTGCTTTGCTATACGGTAAAGTAGTTAAAGATGCGGCCAAGAAGACTGAAGGTGGTTTAACCGACATAAGACAATCAAAAAGACCAGATCTTAACCCAGCGCCTGTATTTGCAGGTTTTGATCTAGGTATAAGAAAGAAAGCAGCTTTTGGTGGGCCGATAGGATTCGGTAGACAATACTTCAACGAGGGCGGTATGGCCGTAAAAGAACTTGATATGCGTCAAGGTGGTGAGTCAGTTGGTCCAGGAACAGGTACATCTGATGACATACCAGCTATGCTTAGTGATGGTGAGTTTGTAATGACAGCCGCAGCTAATAATGGAGCGGGTGGATTTAAGTTCAACAAAACAAAAAAAGGTATTGAGTTGATAGCTGCTAGTAAACCTAATAGAGAAAAGGGTGTAGACGTTATGACTAATCTGATGGAAACCTTTGAGAAATATAACAAATCTGGGAGTATGGCATAATGGCTGAAACAATAGATCCTGTACTTCAGGGACAAGCAACCTCTGAAGTTCTTACTGACCCGTTATTACGGGCTTTATATTTTGGTACCGAAGGCACTCCTGGATTTTTTAATCAATTACAGCAAGCAGGTGCAAACCTTATCGGTACTGATGTGCCTCTACAACAAACTGCTGGTTTAGATAGATTAGAAACTTTAGCAAGAGAAAGAGCCGAAGCAGGTCTTGGTTCATTTCAACCGTTTTTTGATAGACAACAAGGCTTGATAGATGAAGCTATAGCACAATCTAGAAGAGCAGAACAATTACAAGATCCTTACTTTACAAGAGCCGAAGAGCAATACGGTTTAGGTTTGGGTGATGCTTTATCTGGCATCCAACAAGCTAGAGGTGTAGCAACAGGTGCAGTAGACGAATTTGGAAACCGTATAGGTGAATCAGAAGATTTATTAAGAGGCACATTAGGTGCTTACGATCCTATGATGACAGAACAATTCTATAACCCTTACGAGGATAGAGTTGTTCAGCAAACCATAGACGACATAATGGAGGCTGGAGAAAAGCAAGATATAGCGGCTAGAGCGCAAGCCATATCTGCTGGTGGTGAATCAGCTTTTGGATCTAGAGCAAGACTTGGCGCAGAAGAAAGAAGAGAATCTTTGGGAAGGGGATTAGCAGAAGCTTTAGGAAACATTAGATCTAGAGGTTTTTCAGAAGCACAACAGACAGGTCTTGGTGAGTTCGCACGACAAAGACAAGCAGAAAGAGCAGCCGCTCAAGGCTTGGGTGGATTTGCAGGATCAAGACTAGGAGCCGGTCAAAGTTTAGCCAGTAGCTTACAAGGATTAGGGCAAAGCGAAGCAGCCGCTAGAGCAGGATTAGCTGGCGGTTTACTAGGTATAGGCGCACAAAGAGGCGCTGGTGCATCTGGATTAGGTGCGCAGTTAGCAGGATATGGCGGTCAATTAGCTGGCGTAGGAACAACCCTTGATGCTTTAGGAAGAGGTCAAAGATCTGAACTAATGGGATTAGGTGCTACTTCTAGAGGTATACAAGAAACAGGATTTGGAAGACAGTTTGCTCAACAGATGGGACAACAGATGAGGCCGTTGCAAACACTACAATCTATTGGTTCTATGTTACCTGGTTATCAAGCAACAAGAACTCAAATTGATTCAACATACGGTATGGCTCCTGATCCAAGCGCACAAGGTCTTGGAGCTGCTTTCTCAGCCTACGCATCACTAGCCCCAAGACAAAGCTAATGAGTTACCTACAAAGAAAAATGTTTGCAAATGGTGGTGGAGCTGAAGCCAACCCTTACTATTATGTTAATAACCAAAACAAACTGGTTCCACTAGATCCAATAAAGTTATTTAACGTTCTTGAAACTGCTCCAATACCCGAGGTAGAAGCATTAATACAAAATCCAGATGTAAGATATAGTCCAGAAACACAAGAAATATTTAGACAAATAGTTGGCAAAAGAAAGGCTGGTTTTTCTAGTGTTAGTCCTAGTACGTTTGAGTTTGGTGAAGCTTTACCTGATTATTTAAGTTTTTATTCTGGAGTACAAGATGTAGGTGGTGTTGCATTAGATACTTTGGGAGAGATTGCGGAGAGAGGTAAAGGTTTGTTTACAGGATTTATGGCGGACCAAGGAGAGCCACAAGATACTTTTGTAAGTGAGCGCTATCCATTCAATAGACAAGGACAGCCTTTTGTAGATCCATCACAAGGTCGTCCAGATCCGACAAATGTTGCAGGTGTTTTAGGTCGTGCAGCAGAAGGAATTCAAGCACGACTTGCAAGTTTACCGCCTTTAGGCCCTTCAGAGGAAGGGATACTTAGGAGAGGGTACACCAATCCAGAACTAGCGGCTATTTTAAATAGGGCGCAATCAGGTGAAATACAAGACTTTGAAGAAGAAATAGAAGAATTAGTAAAACCAAATGTAGTAGATACGGCAGTTGTTGAAGAAGTAACCGAGCAAGCACCAAGAGAATTACCGACTGGTACGGTAGAAATTAGAAACATAAGTCCTGATGATTATGAAGGGTCCAATATAGCTCTGTTAAAACAAGAAATGGAAATAATAGGTAGAGATGAAGAAGGCAATCCTTTACCAGAAACAAGATTACTACAAGATCCTGAAATACAAGATCTATTAGATGAAATCAAACCGATTGAGGTGAAAGTTGATGTAGATAAAACAGAGGCTGATAGTCTACTAGACGTTGAAGAAAAGTTTGACGGTTTACCTGATAGTGAAGTTCAAGAGCTTTTAGATCCGATAAAACCTATTTTATCTATACCAGAAGCTGCCGCTGAAACGGAAGAAGAACAAGATGAGGGTCAACCTCCTCCGACTAGGGATGTTATAACTAGAAAACTAGAACAACCAGGATTCTTTGGATCTGATAGGTTCCTAGACTTTATTAGGAATGTGGGTGGTGAACTTACTAGAACAGGTCAGTTTGGTACAGGTCTATCTCTTGGCGCATCTAAGGCCGCTGAAGAAAGAGCCGCTAGAGAGTTGATGGCTGAACAAGAAGAAAGAGACTTTGCATCTAAACTAAGACTTGCTAGAGCTGAAGCAGCATTAGAGGGTGGTGGTTTTATGGATCCTAGTGACGCACAAAAGGTTGTCGATCAAGAAAATTTAATAGCTGACGATATACAGTCATTTGAAAAAAGCAGAAACAGTTTATCTAATCTAAACCAAGTTATAGCAATATTAGATGCAGGTGATGCTACTGGTGTTAAAGGTTTCTTTGGTGAGGCTACTGATATGATTGAAGCTGCTATTAATAAAAACGAAGGTAAACCTTTTGAGGAATTAAAAGGTAGAACAAAAGCAAATGCTTTATTAAAAGTTTTGAGACAAGCAAACGTAAGAGAAATACTAGGTGAATCTGGTAAAACTATTTCAAATTTAGATAGGCAAATTGTTGAAGATGTATTTGGTGATATAAAACTTGGAACGCCTTTGGCTGTATCACTTAAAAAACTAAAAGACAGTAGAAAAAATATTCTCAACGGTATGAGAAGCACTCAGAACAGATTAATTAATTCTAAGTCTTTCTTTGACAATATTGGTTACACTTCAAACACATTAAGAATTAACGAACCAATAATAGATTTAATCAAAGCATTTACATTTGCAAATGCAGAATCATATATTGCACCTGACACATCTGATGCAGGTATTATTGACACAACTTTGGCTACAAATTAATGCCTAGATATAGAGTAAATATTTCTGAAGGTGTATCTGAGATTGTAGATGCAGATACCGAAGACGAAGCTAAGAAAAAAGTAAAAGCTATTATAGCTACAGGTGCTACTTCACCTTTTTACGACAAACTTTACTTTGATTACGATACAGGGGTAAAAGGCAAGTTTGAACGGTTAATTGATAAAGGTACAGAACGTGAAGGTGATTTGAGAAACCTTAGAGCGCAATTAGCCAGAGCAGAAACGCCTAGAGAACAAGAAACCGTTTTAGAAAACTTTGTAGGATCTTCAGGCTTTACTAGAAATACAAAAGGACAGGTTGCTTTAACTCCAGTAGGACTAGAAGAACTAGGCCTACCAATACAAAACAGAACGCTTAGTGACGGTACTTCAATACCGTTAAATACAGTTATTGATGAAAATGATTTTGGTTTGCAAACTGGAGATCTTGCAGACTTTGCTGGTATTGCAGGTCCTATAACTGGAGCAATAACTTTTATGTTGCCACAAGCTAGAGTTATAAAAGGTCTTACATCTTTATTTGGCGGCAGAGATCGTATAGCTAGAATGTTTGCAGCTGGTACTGGTTCAGCCGTAGGTAAAGCAGGAGAAGAAGCTTTAGATTATCAAGAGGGTTTTCAATTACAAGAAAGAGATGAACTCAAAGATCTATTTGGGGGTGAGTTTCTGTTTGGTTCTATTGGTCAAGGTATAGGTGAACTTTTTGGTTTGGGATATAAGTTACTCTTAGGAAGAAATGCACCAGCTCCAGATCTAAGACTTAACAGACAAATGGCTTTGGGTAGATCTGCTTCAGACATACTTAAATTAGATGCACAACTGGGTAAAGAAGCTACAGAAAGACAAATAGCAAAAGCCGTAAGAGACGGTAGGGTAGCAAAGTTTGATTTTAAAGGTATAGCATCACAAGCAACATTAGGAGCTAAACTCCCTGGTAGATTACAAGATATTTCAGAACAGGTACTAGGTAATACAAGAGATAAAGAAACCGCAGCATATCTTAGAGCTGAGATAGATAATTTACTTGGAGAAATTGGTGGTGAAAACGCACTACTACAAAAATCTATATCTGATGCGACCAAAGGCAGTCTAGACGAACAAGTACAAGCAAGCTTACAGGCTCTAAGATTAAAAGAGCAAACGGTTACACAACAACTACGTAAGCTCTTAGATGATGTGGTGGATGACGCTATAGAGGTTGGTAATTACGCAGATGCACCTGGCAGAGGAGCTTTAGGTCAAATACTTCAAGATAATCTAGGCAGAGCTAGAGGAGAGGTTATGAAAGATCTAGGTACAAAATACAGAGCAGTTGATGGCATGTTCAAACAACTAACTTCAAAGGAGGGCAAGTCAGGAGCAGAGCTTGGCCAGGCAGTAGCATTAGATAGAATAATTAGAAATACCATAAAGAAAAATGCAGATGACTCTTTGGCTCTTATTAAACAGCATAAAGAAGCTGATTACTTTTGGGGTGTTAATAACCGAGATGAGTTAGACGGCGGTATTGTTAGTAAAATAGAACAAGCCTTATCAAAACTTGCAGATGATGTTGCAGATGACTCCATTCCTATAAATCTTTCTCATATTAGAAATGCTTATTCTAAACTGAATACTATTTCTAGAGACACACTTGAAGCAAGTCCAGAAAGAAAAGTAATTATAGAAATCATGCGTAAGCTTGATGACTCCAGAGTTAAACAAAATGGTGAAGTGTTTATACCTGGTCAACCAGATAGTATTCTTACTCAACTAGAAATAGAAGGTGTGGAGAAGTTCAACATAGAATTAGCACATAATATGAGAATGGCTGGCTTGGGTGATGACGCAGTTAGCATAGAATTAAATGAGAATGCAGTAAGACAAGTAAATAACGCAATAAAACAACTTAGAGAGGCCAATAAAATTGCGGCAGAAAGGATGGCACCTTTTGATAGGTTAGAGATCAAAAAAATAATATCCAACTCACAGAAGGGTGCGCATAACGCGGATGAAGTTTACAAAAAAGTTATTTTAAATGGCCAAAGAGGAGATCTAGAGGACATATTTAAAGCTCTTAGGGACTACGATAACTATATGGTTCAAGCAGGCAAGCCAGCAAACGCAGAAAGAACTTTAAAGTCACAATTAAAGAAAAGATTGTTTGCTGATGCCTTCAGAGCTTCTACAGATGTTGTAGACGAATCAATTAACTTCACTCAGTTTGCAAAAGAGATTAAAAAGTTTGAAAGAGATTATCCAGGCAAGCTAGATGTTTTGTTTACAGATACAGCTACAGGAAAAAATACAGCTAAACTTGTTAGAGATACTATAGAACAAGTTAATAAAATTGGTCCAAGAATCAAACCACAAGATATTAAAAATCTTGTTAATGACTTCACAACAAAAAGAAAAGGTCTAAGCGCAAGCGACCAAGGTTTAGCTTTTGTTCAAGGTCTTAAAGAATTAGCTAAAGCATCTGACGAAAGATTAAAACTTGAAGCTAATAGAGCTATATCGGATCTACCTCTTAAAGGTATAGATGAAACGGTTAATATAATATTTAGGCCAAATGCAAATGCCAATATAGAAATATTAAAAAATACCGTTAGTCCTGAAGTATTTACTAGCATACAACAGGCCAGTATGCAGAAGCTTTTATCTAAATCTATAGACATAAACGGCAAGGGCAGAATCACAGATCTATTTAAGTCTGGTAATTTAAAAACGGCACTAGATTCTTATGGTGATGAGACTTTGGAAGCTATGTTTGGAAAAGAACTTTCACAAGGTTTAAGAAACTTCCAAAGACAACTAGACACATTAACCAAACAAGAAGCTGGTAGAGGCGGAGCGGCTGGTGGTCTGGTAGCTGCTGGTATTGGTGCTAGCTTGGCTTTAAATCCTATAGCGGTATTACCTTCAGTATTGGGATTGGCAGTAGCTAGAAGATTGTTTGCATCACCAAGTTTTGTTTCTATAGTTTCTAAGACAGATAAAGGATCTATCATGACGGCCATAGACATGACAGAACAGGCACTAAGACAAACTTTGGTAAGGCAGTTAGGTATGGAAGCCGAAGAGGCAGGAGAGGTTGCTGGTGGCATTATGGATGGTGCTTATGATGCGGCTGGTATAGAAGAACTACTTAACCCTGTAAAAGATCTAATAAAAGATACAATATCAGAAACACAAGATCTGCAACAAGAAGCACAACAGTCTTTAAGAACTACACAGGCCCCAACTCCTAGCATTCCTTTGCCTGATGTATCAGGAACTCAAATGCCAACACTAAGTCCTCTATCTGAAGATAGATTAGCGTTAGATGAACAGTTGTTTGGTAGACCCTCTAGGCTAGGCTAAAGCCTATTTCACTACGATCCATACCCAAAGGCTTGTCAGATAAACATATCCAATCTTCTTGCGGTATGTGGATGTAAGGCTCGTTATCTTCATCATATGTAGGATTCTCACTAATATTCATTCTTACATCATACGTAGTGTCTTTGTTCCATTCGTGCATATATATGCCGTCAGTCATAGCATACACAATAATAAACGGTACTCCGGTAGCCAAAGCAAACGAAGATCCTCTGCGTAGTTTATTGGTAGATATAATTAGTGTTTCATACTTGTCAAAAGCAAAAGTACGGCACTTCACCTCGCACCAATAACTCTTTTCGTTTGACTCTATCCAATAGTCTAATGAGTAGCTTACTGGTAGTTTGTGACAAGTAACCCCCCAAAGTCCTTCCAAAAATCCAGCTACTCTCTCTTCTCTCTTTTGATCGTCTCTGGTTTCAAATGATGGTGTTTTCATGTTCATTCCTCAAAGAAGTTAGGATCTACGGCAACAAACCTTTTGGTTGGTCTGCCCTTACCCCCAACTTTAATTTCTATTTCCTGGATCTCTCCAGCATTCTTTAACCGTTCTATTATTTCTTTTACTTCATAAGACTTCATACTTCTAAACAGTTCATGCCTATCTACCTCTCTTTTAGATATGCCTTCACCATTCCTAGATCTAATGTATGACAATACTTGTTTGATCTTAGACTCTGTTGCAGAGCTAGCTACCTTATCCCTACATGCTTCAATAAACATGAGGTCATAGTATCTAATGTAATCTATAGCCCATTTGGTTACGTCTGCCGTTATTTTCTTAGCATCTGCATTAGAAGCTAACGTACAAAGTAAAGATAACCTCATGGCCTTTTCTTTAGATCTACTGAGTAATGGTTCTAAGTTATCCTTCTCTAGTATGTCTTGTCGTTTAATTATCTCCCTTGCAAAGTCTTGTAATAACTCTTCTGACTGTTTATCAAACTCTAATACGGTTTGTGCTATATCAAGCTCTGCGTTATCTCTAGATGCGTCTGATAATGTACCTTTCAATCTACGCACATAATTAACCCAGTTGACCACGTTTGTTGGTGGTTCTGTATATTTCTTTAGATCTCCAACACGTCTTGGTTCGTTAGATTCAACTACTACAAAACGGTTAAGGAAACCGTCTGCTATCCTTCCGCTATTTAAAGCTCCATAGAAGTTCTTAGGTACTGATAATCCAACTAATGTAATAGCTGGCTTGTATGTCACCCTGTTCATCATTTTCTCTTTATATTCTTCCTGTACGGCCATTAAAGAGTAATTATCTGGTCGTAGAGTCCCATGACACCTTCCCCAAGCCTCCATAAGCGTTTGTATGCCATCTTCTTTGTTAGTGTTACCCGCATTACTAATTGCCTCTAAACGTTTCCCAAACTCGTCCATAATCGTTATTTGGGTAGGTCTTATCTTTAAAACAGAATGTACGGCTCCGCTAGATGTATATCCATCACCTACAACAAGCTTTTCTTGGTCTGAGGCGTTCAACACAGACTCTATAAATGTCTTGATGTTTTCCTTGCCTTGTCCTGACTTTGCAACACCCATAAAGTACATACTTGAAAAGTTATTCATGTTGGTCCGATATAAACGCCCACAGGTAACACTAGCTAATGCCAAGGCACCAACTAAGGATAGTTCCGGTTGTGGCACTTGTGCAATATCCTCGCAAAACTCAAACATATTCTTTAGTAATCCAGGTGGTGAGAATAGATCTTCTGGTCTTTTTATATTCTCAGTTGATTGTGTAAACAAAGGTGCTATTTGATTTTTACGGTCATGTGTTCTTTTGACGTTATCTACAACAGAATCTATTTCTTTCTGCGGTAAAGGTGGGTTATTGTTCTTGTTCCAGTTCTGTAGGAATACTCTTACAAACTCTAGGTTTACACTCTTAGATATAAGGTATCCAGCTATCCTTGCGGCTCCATCGTTTCTAGATCCCTCCAATACTCCATCTAGTGAGAATGGTGCCGTTTGTTTACTGCTTTCAACTTTGGGTACGCCTGTTATCTGTAAGAATTCTTTTTCGGTAAAGTCTGGTAGATCTGTATGGTCATAAATCTTCCAATCTGGAATCATGACAGGCTTATATACCTGACCATTAGCATGACGGTTGTATGGTGCAATAATAAGGCCACCCACACCACGTATATCAATTAATCTTTCTATAGGAGTTGTGTTTGTTCGTCTTGTAGCAAACGTAGTGTAGTTTTCTGGGTTGTTGTAATAGTAATGCATACCCTTGCCTGTAATGACCTTAAACGGGCAAGCTGGTAGATTCTTTTCTACCCAATCCATAGCTTCAGGTGAATCTGCATCTACAACAACAAACTTGCCGCAGACTAATGCTACTACTAGATTATCTCTATCCTTGAACCAAGACTCTACAAGTTCCCTTTCAGGTCTTGTCTCCTTGTATTGTTCCCAGCCTTTTAAAAATGGTGGTGGTTTTTTATTTGATCTTTGTAACGGTACTACATTATATCCATCATCATAATAAGCCAGAGCAATATCCAAGGACGAGTCATCCTCGGTAATATTGAGCTGGAACATTTTATTCCTGCTCTAAAATATCTGATATTGAACCGTAAATAGATTCAAAATCTAATCTTCCCTCAGTAGCCCTTATTATTTGTTTGGCTTGTGCTATTGATGGTTGCCTATATCCATATCTCCAAGATTTGCATGTAGCTTCCGAACAGTTAAAATCTTCTGCGGCTTTTTTATAACCTAAGAATTTAATGTAAACAGGTAACGTGTAGTGATCTATTTTTCTTTCTTTGTGATTAGGTTGTATGCCCATCGTGTCTAACTCCTTCAATTTATTTATTGCTATAGTTTTGGTCCTGAAATAGTAATTTGCAAGCCAAGTTGTGTCGATTTGTTTTTTCATATACATCTCCTAAATAATATGATTTACATATTGTAGTTTCTCAGGTTATAATTTACAAGTTCATTTTTACACATATATAAGGAGGGTAGATTATGAGCTTAAAAGATAAGATAAAAACACCAGATAAAATGGTGGATCAACAAGGAGCAAAGCTTCTCATTTATGGTCAAGCGGGAGCCGGAAAAACATACTCAACACAAAGTATGCCTGGCAAAGTATTAGTCATAAGTGCGGAGGCTGGATTGCTTTCTATCAAAGATGCACCTAATGTATCTGCTATTGAAGTTTCTAGTATTGAAGATTTAAGAGAAGTTTATGAAGCTCTTTCATCTGGCGAACTATCCTTTGATAGCGTGTGTTTAGACTCAGTTTCAGAGATTTCAGAGATCTTACTGGTACATGAGAAAACAAAAAATAAAGATGGAAGAATGGCTTACCAGAACGTAAGTGAAGCCGTTACGAGTCTTATGAGATCATTTAGGGATTTAGATATGCACGTATTATTTCTTTGCAAAGAAGGTAAAGAAAATAATGATGGCATATTTTTATTTGGTCCTAAAATGGCAAGTAAACCTCTTGGTGAGGCAATAACTTATTTCTTTGATGAAGTCTTAGCATTACGTGTTTATGATGACGTTGATGAAAATGGTGATTCTGTAATTAAGAGGGCTTTACAAACACGAATACATGGAGGTTACACAGCGAAAGATCGTAGCGGTAAACTCGATAAATTCGAGGAACCTAATCTAACTGCCCTAATTGAGAAGTTAGGGTTTTCTATTAATATTGAAAATAAGGAGAGTGCATAATGTCAGACTTTAATGATGTTGATTTTTACGAGAATGCGGAGCAAATGGAATCGAAAGGTCCCGAGGTTGCTCCAACTGGTGAGTATGAGGCTAAGATAATTGCTGCTGAGAAGTACAAAGCGGATAGCGGTAATTGGACTCAGAAAATAACCTTTCAGATTGATGGTGGTAAATATCGCGATCATAATGAATGGTATAACCTTTGGTCTGCTAGTAAAGAATCCAAAAGAATAGCGAGTGAGATATTTAGTCGTCTTGCTATTGTTGTTGGATTTAAGAAGCTACCGGATCTTGCAAAAGATTTTATCGGTAAGCAACTCAGACTTGGTATCAGACAGTATGAAGATACTTGGACAAATAAAGAAGGTGAACAAGTTACATCTAATAAGACTAAAATCATTAAGATGGAACCTTCAGAATTGAAACCAACTTTGGTAGGTGATAAACCTCCCTTCTAAGTGTAGAAAAGAAAAAGGGGCTTTATGCCCCTTTTTTTTGTTTTGATATTTCTTTTGACCATTTGGCTAGCTTTACAGTTTTGCCTAATTCTTCAGGGTATTTTCTTTTAACCCATTTCCAAAAATCAGGTAGTCGCATGATACTTAAATTGTACTTTGCTCTAGCTTTTTCATATGCTTTGATTCTTGCTCGTTGAGCTTTTCTTTTAGCATCCATACTTACATATTCTTTAGATCATCAATAGCCCAGTTCAAATATACAACGGCCTTCTCTAGATCCTGGATGTTAGATCCCTTGTGGTGTTCCCTCCATATATATTTAACTGCGTTGCCCTTACAGAAACCTTTGAACTCTTCTGCCGTAAGCATAGATCTCATAGCTTCTATATACTCTATCTCACCCCTAGTGTAGTGAGGTGGTTGGTTTACTAAATCTTCACTCATTTTTCATAACCCTCCGCTACTAAAAACAAATCAATCTTTTCACTTATATCTTGTTCTAAAGGTGTGCAAAGGTCCTTTCGGTATGAGGAAGGTTCTACTAATTTATCTTCTATTTTTGTAAATAAATAATTATGCAAAGATCCGTAAGCCACCTTTTGCAATTCTTGTTTATTTTCTTCCAATATTTCATCTACAAATTTTTCAGTTCTTTTCATTTTGTCCTCCAAACTCTTAAAACAGATTTACCATCTTCTATTACAGTTCTTGACATTATTTTGCAATTTTTTCTATGTGCGGCTAGCCTGAAATAATCCACGTCATTATAAGTATGTAAAACTATAGAATCACCTATGTCCATATTGAGTATTAAATCTTCAAAGCTTGCTTTTTTTGAGTGTTTAGCAATAGGAATATCTTTTTCTATTTTAATATCTTCCATCTATCTTCTCTCCATCCTTTTCTACTACCCATATTCTGATTTCACCTTCATTTGTTGTTCTAGTAACTATTTTCATGCCAAGTCTTTTGGCAAACATATGCCAATTTGACCTCTCTGTTTTTTTAACATTTTCTGTAACCACAAATGAATCGCCTACATTTAAACCCCTAAGAAAATTTGTTTTACCAGACCGGTCCTTTTGATTTGCAATCGGTATATTTTTTTCTACTTTATACATTACTCTTCCTTCCAAT